ACAACCTTGCTTATTAAAGGAGGAACAACATGGTAAGCGTAGACTTTGATTGGGCTAATTGGAAAGCTCAAGAACTTGATCAATTCAACACAGGATTGATTGGAATTGATAGAATCTTTGATCAATTCAAACAAACACAACAACAAATACAAACTAATTATCCACCCTACAACATTGTTAAAGTAGGTAAAGGTGATTACAAGTATGTAATAGAAATGGCTGTTGCAGGACATACTATGGATAGTATTGATGTGACAGTTGAAAAACAAGTGCTAACTGTAAAAGGATCAGGAGCTACTAAAGCTGATGCTGAATATATTCATAAAGGTATTAGTCAAAGAAGTTTCACGAGACAGTTTACTTTAGCAGATACAATAAAAGTAAAAGGAGCTAACATAGTGAATGGTATTCTTTATATTGAATTAGAGAATGTTATTCCAGAGGAAGATAAACCTAAAACAATTAAGATAGGTGCATCTAAACCTCAACTATTGTTGGAAGACAAATAACAATATGGGGCTCTCTTATGAGCCCCACTATAAGGAACATTATGAACAGAGCAAAATTAAAAGAAGAAATTATTGCTGATGAAGGTATGGTTAAACATATCTATTTGGATCATTTAGGATATCCTACATTTGGTGTTGGACATCTTATCTTAGAAACGGATCCAGAATCAGGAAAAGAAACAGGAACAGAAGTAAGTGAAGAAAGAATTAGAGAGTGTTTAGAAAAAGATTTAGACACAGTTCTAAAAGATTGTAAAATATTATATCCTGACTTTGATGACCTACCAGAAGAAGTACAACACATTGTAGCTAACATGATGTTCAATATGGGTAGACCAAGACTATCTGCATTCAAAGGAATGAAAGCAGGAGTTGATTCTAAAGATTGGAACAAAGCTGCTGATGAAATGGTTGACAGTAGATGGTATAAACAAGTAACAAACAGAGCTAATAGATTAGTAGAAAGAATGAGGAAAGTGAATGGCTGATTTGTCAAATTATAATGGAGTAAAAGCATTTAGATTACTCAGTGGTGAAGATGTATTTGGAACAGTAAAACATTTTTGTGAAGATACTTTTCATGAAAAATCATTTATAGAATTATCTAATGCAGCAGTGATATCTATGAGAATGGATGAGAAAACAAAACAACCTATGGTTGGGTTTGCACCTTTCAGTCCATTTGGTACAAGTAAAGATGTAAAGATTAGATCTGATAAAGTGACAATGACATATACACCTAAGACAGATATTGCAAATGCATATCAACAAACATTAGGCTCAGGATTAATTAAACCAACAGGACCGTTGCCTAATTTAAAAAGATAATGTATAATTCATTTAATGATTAAACGTGAAAAAGATATTAAAGATGAATTCTATACGAGTGTTTGTAGACATAAAAATATAATACGATACAGAGGTTATAATATTTTAGATGGTGAACAATTTCAATACTACACAGATTTCAAACCAACATTCTTTCTTCCTGTAAAGGAACTTTCAACACATAAAACTCTACAAGGAGAAGATCTAAAAAGATATACTCCTGGCACAATGAGAGATAGTGATAAGTTTGTTAGAAGATATAAAGATTTTTCTAACGCTATGATCTATGGTAATGAAAGATATGAGAACCAATTTATATCTGATCATTTTTCTCATGCTAACAAGATCTGGCAAAGAGATTTAATTAATGTAACTACAATTGATATTGAGGTACAATCTGATCATGGATTTCCTGATCCTAAGTTTGCAAGTTATCCTGTAACTGCTATAACGATTAAGAGTAATAAAGATGGAGCATATTATGTTTGGGCTCTTGGACCTTGGGATGATTATAAGAGTGAAGTTAAGATGGATAAAGA